TATGATAAGCAAAAGGCTTTGGAGCTGATTGGTAAGCACCTTGGCATGTTTTCAGATACGTTAAAACTCAAGGGTGATGCGAATACCGAGATCACAATAAAAATTGGTGGTGAGGACTATGGCGATTAACCTCGATATAGATCCGGATGTATTCAATTCGATTTATTTAAAATATCAATTTAATAATAACAACCGCTATCAGATTTACTTTGGAGGATCATCTTCGGGTAAGTCTGTTTCTTTAGCCCAAAGGGCCGTACTTGACATAATCGGAGGTAAGCGTAACTACTTGGTTGTGAGAAATGTGCAATCAACCATAAAGAGGTCCTGCCTCAATGAAATTACTAAAGCAATAAGTGGTTTCAAACTGACTCAATATTTCGATGTCAATAAAACCGATATGATTATCACTTGTAACCTTAATGACATGCAGATATTATTCTGTGGTCTGGACGATGTTGAAAAGGTAAAATCTATCACTCCGAAAAAGGGAGTTATCACCGATATCTGGGTGGAAGAAGCTACTGAGTGCGACAAGAAGGATATCAAACAGCTGGACAAGCGCCTCAGAGGTCTATCAAAGGTCATTAAGAGGCTCACATTAAGCTTTAATCCTATACTTAAGGATCACTGGATATTTGAGGAGTATTTCGGCATATGGGAAGATGATAAGCAATACATCGAGAAGGATAATGCATCAATCCTTAAGACTACCTACAAAGACAACCGCTTTCTTACCGCGGATGATATAGCAGCACTCGAGAATGAAACAGATAAATATTACTACGAGGTTTACACCCTGGGTAACTGGGGAACACTCGGAGCGGTCATCTTTAAGAATTGGAGAGTGGAAGATTTCTCTGATATTGAGAAGAGTTTCGACAGCTACAGGCACGGTGTTGACTGGGGCTTTGCAGAAGATCCATTTGCTTATATTAAATCTCATTACGACAGGATGCGGAAAAGGCTGTATATCTGTGACGAGGTCGAAGCGGTTGATTTACTCAACAGTCAATCTGCTCCAATGGTTAAAGAGCGAGCCGGTCATGAAAGAGTCACTTGTGATTGTGCAGAGCCTAAGTCGGTCGCAGAGTATAAGACACTAGGCATCAATGCCAAGGGTGCTAAAAAGGGTCAAGGCAGTGTTGAATATGGTATTAAGTTCTTGCAGGGATTAGAAATTATTGTCCATCCAAGGTGTAAATGCTTCAAGGCCGAGATTAATAAATACAAATACAAAGAGGACAAAAACGGCAAAGTTCTTCCTGTTCCGGTCGATAAAGACAACCATTTATTAGATGGTTTGAGGTACTCACTAGAGGACGATATGAAGCAAGCAAGTGTTAAAATATTCAAGTAAAATGACAGTAATACTAAACTATTCCAGAGCGTTAAATCAACAATGCCCTATTTTCAAGGGTTGCAGACGTTCAACTATAGCACGAAACAAATGTTTTGCGAATACTTAATCAAAAAGAGAGGTAATCAGATGGATTTTATAAACAATATCAATGAACTGACTACAGAGGAAATAATTCAGATTTATATTGATGAATTCGAGGCATCCAAAGAACGCAAGCTCATGATCAAAGGCGATAGTTATTACCGGGTAGAGAATGATATTCTTAATCGTCAGATGATCCGTTACGAGAATGAATTGCCGGTACCGGACGAGACCAAGACCAATCACAAGCTTGCTCATGGCTTCATGCACGAGTTTGTCGAGGATAAGGTGAATTATCTGCTGTCAAAGCCTTACACAATGGAATGCAAGGACGAGGCATATCTTAAGTTGGCACAGGACACTCTTGGCAAGCGCTTTCAACATAAGCTGGTACAGCTCGGCACCGATTGCAGTAACAAGGGGACGGCATGGAGCTATGAATACATAGATTCTCAGGGAAAATTTAAGACCATGAAGACTCCGTCGGAGCAGTGTATCCCTTTATGGATCGATAATGATCATGAAGAGCTGCAGGCAATGATCAGATATTATCAAATTGAAGTATATGAAGGCAAGGAAAAGAAATATATCACTAAGATTGAATATCATACCCCCGATGGCGTGGAGTATTACATGAAGGACGGCAATGGAACCGTCATCCTGGATGCAGAAATGTACCTCAATGCTAAAGGTGACGATATACTGCTTCCTCACTTTGAGATTAACAAAGTGCCTGGTACATGGGAACGCGTTCCTTTTGTACCGTGGAAGAATAATGACTTTGAGCTTCCAGATCTGCAGTTCGTAAAAACACTGATAGATGATTACGACCTCACCCGGTCGGATGTGTCTAATTTGCTCGCGGATCTTCGCACCCTTATATATGTACTCAAGGGATATGGCGGTGAGGACTTAAGTCAGTTTATGAGAGACCTGGCATATTACCACGGGATAAAGGTTGATGAAGATGGGGATGTAAATACGCTTAATCCTACAATCAACATAGATGCAGCAGTAAAACATTTTGAACAGCTGCTTAAGGATATACACAGATTCGGGCAAGCGGTTGACAAAGGGCAAGACAGCCTTGGCAACAGTCCTTCAGGTATTGCATTAAAGTTCTTATATTCCGGATTGGATCTCAAGGATAATGCTCTGGAAGATAATTTTAAATGGTCCTTTGAGCAACTGATGTATTTCGTAAACAAGTATCTCGAGATAACCAAGCAAAAAGTATCAGATAAAGAAATAGGCATAGTATTTAACCGAGACATTGCCATTAACGAAAGTGCAGCCATTACGGACTGCATGAATAGCATGGGGATTATCAGCCAACAGACAATCATTGAGAATCATCCATGGACTAAATCATACGAGGACGAAAAGAAGAAGCTTGATGAAGAAGGAAAGTCCACCGAGGACGACCTAATCAACCAGAACAAAGATGACTTATCCAAGAAGCAGGTGTAATCATGACAGGTAAGAATTACTGGCAAGACCGGCAGGAACAAAAGTATCTAGCCGGCGAGAAAAAGGTTAATGATTACTACACCGGTCTAAAGAAGTCATTCGAGCAAGCAAAGACAGAAATACAGTCAGTAATCAATGATTTCTATTGGAGATACGCCGAGGAAAATGGACTAACCTTTGCAAGTGCACAGTTAAAGTTATCGCAAGCCGAGATTGGAGGCCTAAGAGCTTTCATCAATAAGGTTAACGAGAATACGGGTAAATACAATCTGGAGCTCAATAACATGAGTATTCGGGCAAGGATAACCAGATATGAGGCCTTGGAAAAACAGATTGATGCACAGCTCCAACAGTTGTATGCAATTGAGTATCAGCATAAAGGCGAAGAGCTCCTGAAGGAAGTATATTCCGACAGCTATTACCAGACGTGGTTTAATATTGACCAGTATCATGGCTTTCATTCAGAATTCGCTCAGATAAGCGCACAGGCCGTCAATGAGCTGATTACATATCCGTTTAACGGTGCGGACTTCTCCACAAGGCTCTGGAAGCAGAAAGATTACCTGATGCAACAATTGGGCGAGTCAATCACTACAATGTTGGTGCAGGGCAGAAACCCACAGACGTTGACCTCTGACTTTTCAAAGAAATTCGGTACCAGGGAATATGAAGCTTATCGGCTGCTACATACAGAAGGGTCCTTCATCATGGAGCAGGCTTCACAGTCGGCATATGCCGAGGATGGAGTAGAAAAGTATCAGTGGTTGGCTACGCTTGATGCAAAGACCTGTGAGGATTGTCAAGCGATGGATGGAATGACGTTCGATGTAGGCAAGGGGGTTGTTGGTATAACAATGCCTCCACTTCATTCCTTTGATAGATGCACAACGGTACCGTATTATGATGATCAGGATTTATCAGCAGAGACAAGGGTCGCAAGGGATTACGAGTCTGGAGCAAGTCAAAAGGTTCCGGCAAACATGAAATATCCTGAGTGGAAAGATAAATACATCACTAAGGAGACCGAAAAAGAATATAGTGATTTAATCGGACTATCAACAAGTAACGGCTTAAAAGTAACAGGAATATCAGACCATCTTGTTTCCAGAGCAATTGAAAGAAAAGTATCTGCAGAAAATGCAAAAGATGCATTGCTAAATCCACTAAAAGTTGGTAAAATAAAGAAAGGCGAAGACGGAAACAGTCAGGAGTATACAGGAGAATACGCAAGGGTAATTATCAATCCTGATACTGGGAACATCATTACTATATGGAAAACAAAATCAAAACTCAGAAATAAGTTGAAAGGAGCAAAGTAACATGAAATTAAATTTTGATGAAGACCAAATCAATCTATTAAATAAAATCGGATTCGATTTTGACATTACTGGTGATTTATCAGATGATGAAATACTTGAAATCGATGAAAAAGTATCTGATTATTTTGCTTATCACGGTATTAAGGACACGGACGAGGTTAACGAGGTCGGGTTGGCGTGCGAAAGCATAATAGATATATTGAGCGATTTGTAAATACCATCTATCATAACGGTAGGTGGTTTTCTTATACCTCGTAGACAATAACCACTTATAGGGAGTGGAAAGAAAAGCATGTATAGTATATAATAGTTAATACTAAGGAGGGTGTCTATGTGGAAAAAGAAGAAGATAGCAAAGAGATTGAAAGGCTTTATGTGGAACTATTTAAGAAGGTTGAGAATTACAATAAAAGATATAACGAACAGCCATCAATAAGAGACAGCCAATATAAAGGGTATCCCAATACTATAGACAAGTTAGTTCGTCATACGTGGTAACACAATAAAGCATCTGCTTCGGTGGGTGCTTTTATTATGTCTGAAATAAGGAGGCAAATATTGAAAGTTAATATACTGGGAACCGACTACACCATCAACAAATATAAATACACTGATAAACCAGAGTTTGAAAAAAGAGGGATTGATGGATATTGCGATAACGTATTAAAAGAAGTCGCATATGTAGACATGACTACATATCCAGGATATGAAGATGAAACAGAAGGATATTGCAAATTAACAGAAAAAGAAGTAATCAGGCATGAGATTGTACATGCGTTTTTAGCTGAAAGCGGTTTAAAAGAGAACGCAGGCCAACCGGTTGGGTCGTGGAGCGCAAACGAAGAAATGGTTGACTGGATAGCCTTACAGTTTCACAAGATGCTTAAGGCATTTCATGAGGCTGACTGTTTATAAGGAGGTATGTTATGGCAAGTATTGAAGCAAGGATAAGCTTATATGATCATGTGGCTGTGTATAACAGCACAACAAAAGAAATACTGGCATGTATACCGTTAGTGTCCGGTGATGATGGATTCGTTAAAGACAATATTGAATTTAAGCTATATCCAAAAGGTACCGAGCCTGTTTTTAGGGAGGAGGACGGAATTATTAAATTATCTGAAAACGCAACCGTGTTTAAGAATCTTACATAGAAGGGCGGTGATCCTTTTCTCCCTAGTGTAGACGTTGGGTTAAACGTCTTATTTTATTGTTCAAAAAACCGTCACTTTGGTACTTCGGACGTTAACTGAAAAGACAAATAATACCGGACTGAACCGGGACAACAATTGAATTTGAAAGGTGGAACATACATGAAGAAAGAAGATTTAACAAGCATCGAAGGATTGACAGAGGCACAGGTTACAGCAATCATTGCGGTATCAACCGAGGAGCTTAAGACATTCATACCGAAGTCACGCTTTGATGAAGTAAATGATGCCAAGAAGGATTTGGACAAGCAAATCATTGACAGGGATAAACAGCTCAAAGACCTTGGAGAT